AATCTTAAATTAATGTAGATTTTTTTCTTGACAGGGCGATTCTGCTCTATATGTATTTTTTAATTTTTCCGATAGTTTTTATGGTCTTCTTATGGTGCTAACGTGAAAAAAAACTTACGAAAAAAGTGCGGTAACCAGTAACTATCGGAAAAATTAAACGAATTCAAGTAATTTTGTGTAAAAAAAAAGTTTTTTATTAACTTAATTATTAAATATTATTACAAACTTACATATTTTCCTGCATTTTCTTGACAATATTTTGTGCGTGTATGTGCATGGAACTCTTGCGCCACTCGACCTTCCCATCAACGAGATTTGCCATGAACTCTCCGGTATCCGGATCATAAAGTTCATTGTCTTCCAAATCATAAGTGACGCCATCAGGTGTAGTGAACGTACTTTCCTCGTTTTCTTGTTCAGTCATTTCATCATCGTCATCTTCTTCATCGTCCTTGTTTTCTTGTGGGGCATTCGGTATCGGCGGGAGAGACTTTGGTGACTGACCTGGGTTAGGTTCATCGAGGTCGTCAGCAGCTTGTTGTTGGGCAACATTTTCGAGAGGGGTGGGGTCTTCTTGCTGTTCTTGCGTTCTTGCTCTTCTTGCTGTTCTTGCTCTTCATGCTGTTCATCATCATCTTGTGGTAGAAATTTTGCCTTAATGTGTTGAATAATAGATTCCATGACATCATTCTTCTTGAGCATCTTGCCGTCATCGTCTCTTTCGGGCATAGAATGCTTTTTGAGATACAACTTAAGGCGTGGCAACTTGTATCCATTGATATCTCCGCTGCTAAGAGCAACATTCCAATTGAAGTCATCATATTTTTCGGTAGATTGCTTTTGCGGTGAGCGTGATTTCCTTGTGGGAGAAGACTTATATTGTTGCATTTCTTCAGAGACATCTTCATCCCACACATACTTGTGAATGTTACCTGAATCACCGTATCGGACAGGGTTTTTAGACTTAACTTCATTGTAGTGACCGAGGTAAAGCTCTCCGGTTTTGTGGCAGCGGCGGGAATTGGAGAACCGAGAGGTATCCGCGTGTTGAGAGCATAGTCCATCCTCATTAAGTTTAGTGCCTGAGCACTGAACATTTAGTAGTCCAACGTGTGTCTTGGTGGTGTTGCCGTCATCGAGATCCACCTTTTCTATGATGCCTTGAGAATCCCCATAAAGAGGTTTAGGTTTTCCGCCCTGTTCGCAAGGGTGACATTTGAGAACAAATAGTCTAGCAGAGCAACATTTAGGGTTAAAGGGGGCATCGGCGCGTTCAGAGGACTTCTTCAGCGGAGAGTTTGTGTTTTTCTTGCCGTGAGTCTTGATGCGAGACTTTGCAGCATTGAGAATAGCAGTAGCGGTTTCAACGTCGACGTTTTCAAAACCGTGTGAAAGAAGCACCTGGGAAGCAGCGGCGACCTGCTGTGCAACAGTGATAGATGCCATATGAGTGTGTTGTTTTACGAGGGTGTTTTTCGTAAAGAGAGTTTGTCGTTTGCGTTTAAGAACGTAAGACGGTTGTATGTTTTATAAAGTTTATAAAGGATTTTTCAAATTTGTCATGGTTGTAAGATGTGAAAACAAAAAGAGCATTATAAACAAAAAGAGCATTATAAACAAAAAGAGCAGTATAAACAAAAAGAGCAGTATTAATTTTAAAAGCGCTGTATTAATTTTAAGAGCAGTTATTTTAAAGTGCTAACGCATTACTTACAAATTTTTAAATTTGAAACCGTCTGTGATTCCAAACAAAACTATGGATACCTATACTGAAAGAGAAATGGAAGAAAATCTTGACAATCTAGAAATTCTTGACAATCAAGAAAGTGTTGAACTAAGATGTGTTAAGAATGGTGATATGACAATTTATATAGATGGAAAGAACAATACTTACAATTCAAAAAGTTTCTTACAAAAATTTGAAAAAAAGTATTACACTAACTTAAAAACTAATATGTCTATTGAAACTAAGAAAGCAACAAAGGTCTTTATGGAAACTGTCGTTGGAGTAATTTTCAATGAATTTGTGGGGAAGAAGGTCGGGGAGGACTTCTCTATCCAAGATTGTGTAAAGTTGTTGATGGGTAATGTTGAAGATGGGGGTAACCCCCCTGATGTCCCAAAGACATCTGCTAAGAATGAAAATAAGGTAAAGAAGCCTCGCAAGAAGTCCGGATACAACATTTTCATTTCTGAGAACAAGGGATTGTTGAATGAAAAGATCGCAGAAATTTTGAAGGCTACTGGTGAAAGAAAGACTCCACCATCTATTGCAGGACCGTTGTGGAAGGCGTTGAGCGATGAAGAGAAGAAGGAATATAATGACAAAGCAGTAGCGCTAGCATAAATACTTAAATAATGTCTTAATAAAATTTGAATTATAATAACTTTTTTTTAAAAATGGAAAACTTTTTCAATTCTATCCGAAATCAAGGTCTCAAGGTTTACCCATTTGACGAAATTAAATTTAAAGAAAAACTTGGTGCCGGAGCAAATGGAACTGTGTATGAAGGTTTATTTGAAAATAAAAGATATGCTTTCAAAAAAGTTAGTTCTCATAGAGTATATACAAAATATGATAGAAAAGTATATATTGATGATATTCTATATGAAATAAAAACATGTAATAAATTTGATACTAAAAGAATCATGAAAATATATGGAATTTCTTACAATGAAAATACTAAAGAAATTTATATTTGTATGGAATTAATTAAAAACAAAGGTTGTCTTCAAAATTATCTTTGGGATGAAGATTTAACAATTTATGAGAAAATGAAGATATTTTTATCGATTGTATTGGCGGTGAAAGAACTACATAAAAAAGAATATTGTCATTCAGATTTAAAACCTGAAAATCTTGTTTACTATTTTGATACAAAAACAAAAAAAAAATATGTTAAACTGATTGACTTTAATTGTGTAACAAAAGTTCAAGAAGGGAAAACTATATACATACCATATTGTTTTGGTACATATGGTTATTGCTCGATTGAGCAGCACAAAAAAGAATTAAGTTTGAGATCAGATATATATTCATTAGGAGTGATTCTGTTAGAATTGGTTTACNGTGATGATTTATGGGATACAGATTATTATAATTATCAAAAGTATCGCAAATCTATTATGGAAGTACTGGAAACATATGTAGAATATGACAATGAACTATACCAAATTATAAAGAAATGTTTTCATACGAATCCTCAAAAGAGATTTTCTATTGATGAACTTTATGATAAAATGAAAAATTATATTAACTGTGATCACATACGTAAAATGTATCATTAATACTTGAAATAAGAATGTCTTCCATTGTTATGGTGTGAATGTGAAATTTACTTTTTTTTAGTTCATCTAAAAGGTTTTCAAAGTTATTTTTTTTTAAATTTTCTCTAAGATTATTAACAAATATTCTTATTATATCTTCCAGATTATCAACCATAGTAATATTAATAGAGACTTTAAATCCTGAGAATAATTTTGATGAAGCCACAAATATCCTTTCATAATTTTCCATGGTTTATTATAAATAAAATAAATATATTTAAATAATAATGAGTAAAGAATTAGAATTATATAAATTTAATGTAAAAACAGAAATGGTTGGGGGTGGAGAAAAAAACAATAAAATAGATTTAAATTTTGATAATGCAGTAAAAAAATATAGGAAAAAATGTATTGAGTTGAATCAAGAAAATGAAAAATTAAAAAAAGAAAATGAAAAATTAAAGAAAGAATTAAGTAAGTATAAAAAAGATTAAATAAATAAATATACTTTTATGAATATTTTACCAAATGTTTCTATTTTAATGCCAACCTATAATAGAAATAAATTTATTGAACTAATATTAGATAATATTATATCACAAACTTATCCTAAAAATAAATTAGAATGGGTGATTATTGATGATGGTGAAGAAAAATTAATAAAAGATGAAAATAAAATAAGAAATAAAATATTTCCAATAAAACTAAAATATATTAAATTATATCCGAAAAATAAATTGAAAATAGGAGAAAAAAGAAATTATCTAGTAAAATATTCATCATATGATTATTGTATAAATATGGACGACGACGATATTTATTTAAATAATTATATTCTTAAAAGTATATTATTCTTAGTCGTAAAAGATTATAATTTAGTTGGTTCAAATCAAATGATATTTTATTTTCCTAAATATAATAAATTCACAAGAATATTTTGTATGAAAAAAAGACAAATACATGAAGCTACTATGTGTTATAAAAAATCCCATTGGTTAAAAACTGGAGGTTTTAAGAATACTAATAATTCAGAAGGCTCAAAATTAATAGATGGTTATGAAGAATTTGTATATAATATAAATATAGAAGGTTTAATGTATTGTTTATGTCATGGAAATAATTCTTATCCAAAAGATACTTTTTTATATAAAAAATCATTAAATTTAAAATTAGATTCTAATAAAAATATTATTATAAAGAAAATATTAAATAATAATAATGGTAATAACAGATCAACCTGGTAGAATATTTGCAGTATTTGTTTTAGGACCAATATTAATTTTAAAAGGCATTAATTTCAAAGATAAATTAATAATATTATTAGGTATATTGATTATATTCTATGATTTATTTTGGTTAATAAATTATCCGAGTAAGAAAATATATTAAAGATAAATAAAATATTTAATAATAATAATGGTTTTAAAATATTCGGAAGAAGCCATTGAAAAAATAATTTCTTCAAAAGAGTTTTTAAATTGTTTTGAAGAAAACTATAGTAATGATAGAAAGAAATTTTTAATAGATTTTTTAAATAACATTGAAACTAACAAAAAGTATTATAAAATGGGTATTCAAAGAAATAAAAGATTTAGAAGAAATGAAAATGATGATACTCTAACAATAAAAAATATAAATAGTTTACTAAACAAAATTACATTTGATAATTATGATAAAATTTGTAGTGAAATTCAACCATTGATAAAAAAACATACATTATCTTATATTTTAGAAAATATCATTGAAAAGAGTTTATTGCATCATATTTATATTGAATTATATGTTCAATTTATTAATAAGATTAAGGTATCTTTTAATATAAATGATATACTTAATAAAGAATTGAATAAGAAATATAAATCATTGATAAATGAAAAAATTGAAGGAGATACTTATGAAGATTTATGTAAGAAAAATAATAATCTTGATAAATTAAGTGGATTAACTATTTTAATCTCGTATTTAGAAAAAGATAATAGTATTATTTGTAATTCAGAAAAAATAATTAACGAATTATTAAATGATATAGATTATGATAATCTAGAGTATGTTTATAAAATGCTAACATGCTTATTGAATATTTTTAAGATAAATAAAGACATAATAAAACTTTATTCAGGGAAATTGAATGAAATAAAAAATAATAAAATTAATTCTAAAATTAAATTTAAGATTATGGATATTTTTGATATTTAAAAACTTTATATTAATAATAATATAAAATGGAATATATTGATTCTGATATTATATTACAGGATAGGCCTATAATTCATGAAATAAACCATGATTATAATACAAATATACCTATTAATTATACAAGTGTTTTACCAGGTATGGATAATACAACAGATAATTTTTATTATTTAGTTGAGAATAGAGTAAAAAATAATAAAAATTCTGAAAAAGCAGTTGTATTAAAAGATAGGTTATTAAAAGAATTACATGAGATGGATGATTATTCAATTGAAGAATTAGAAAAAAAAGAAAATCCTTTATTAGATGAATTTAACGGTGTTTTGAATAAGTTTAAAGAAGGTTATGAGAAATTACAAGATGAATTTATTGAAATAGAGAATACTATGCAAAATGAAATTAAATCGGTTAAAGAAAATATAAAGAATTTAGAAACAATGATAGAATTCATAAATAAATTAGATAATTCTCTGAAAGAAGATGAAATTTGTAAAGAAATTTTAAATAAAATAAATGAATTAACGAATAAAATTGAAAAGAATAGTACATTTGAGGAAACTAAAAAATTATATTCTGAAAAACGTTTTGAAATAAATAAGTATTTTGATATTATAAAATCATTAAATAATCTAAATGTAAGTAATACTTGCCCACTTTGTTTAACAAATAAAATAGAATTATATATTGAACCTTGTGGTCATTGTTGTTGTAAAGATTGTAAAGAAAGACTTTTACAATATGAGGGTAGTTGTCGTGATTCGAATTGTTTTATTTGTCGGAAAAGAATAAATAGTTTTAATAAAATTTATTTAAGTTAAATATTTAAAAATAATTTATATATTAATATTGGGAAGGGTGGAATTGAGGATTTTATTGATTTAAAAAAAAACTTAGGTGAATCATTTTTAATATTTTAGTAAATAAAAAAATGATATATGTTAATCTGCGATAAGAATTATTTTATTCTTATTCTCTGTTACAAGAACCACAGAATTAAAGTTTTTCAAGAAGAGACTTATAAAATTGTCTGTCATTTTTTTTTGTTAAATTTCTTTTTACGAATACATAATATAAATCAGTATTGATTGTTATATTATGTTGATTATTTTTTAATGTAATTTCTTTATCATTAACGCAAATAATTTTACCATTATAATAATTTTCAAGATTATTTTTTTTGATTACAGAAATATAATCATTTAAATAGAATATATCATCTACAAGATCATAATCTTTTATTTTACATTGTAAAGATTCATTTAAAAAAAATAAGACTGTTAATTTTTTATCTGTTGTTAAATTTATAATAGTTTTAAGAGGTTCTAATTTTTCTATATCCATTTAAATATAAATGGATTTTATATTTAAATATTTAAATGAATAAAAAATTACCAGAATATATTGATATAAAATTATTAATTAATAAGTATTCTACACCATTACAGATATATGATGAAAATGGTATAAGAGAAAATACAAAAGATTTAATAGATTGTTTTCAACAGAAATTTAATTTTAAGCAATTTTTTGCGGTGAAAGCTTTACCGAATCCGTATATTTTGAAGATATTGTTAGATGAAGGTTGTGGTTTAGATTGCTCATCTAGTTCTGAATTAAAAATTGCAAAGATGCTTGAAGTTGAAACAAATAACATAATTTTTACATCAAATTATACATCAGAAGAAGATTTAAGATTAGCATTAGAAATGGGCGTAATAATAAATCTTGATGAATATAGTTTGATAGATAAATTATATAATATAAATAATGATTATCCTAAAAAGATATTTTTTAGATTAAATCCTGGAATTGGGAAAACAAATGGAGAATCAGAATCTAATATATTAGGAGGACCTAATGCTAAATTTGGTATTTCCCCTGAAAATATAATGAAATGTTATGAAAAATCTAAAAAATATGGTTGTAAAGAATTCGGGATCCATATGATGACAGGGTCTTGTGTTATGGATAATTCATATTGGAAAGAAAGTATAAAAATATTAATTGAAACAATAAATAGAATACAAAATAATTTAGATATAAAAATAGATTACATAAATATTGGTGGTGGGATAGGGATACCATATAAACCTGAAGATTCAAAAGTAAATTTAGAAGATTTAGTTAATATAATTCATGAAACATTTACGGAAAATAATTTTGTAGTACCAAATCTTTATATGGAAAATGGTAGATATATTACAGGACCATATGGGTGGTTAATAAGTAAATGTTTATGTAAAAAATTATCATTTGATAAAATATTTTATGGATTAGATGCTTGTATGAGTAATTTAATGAGACCGGGTATGTATAATTCTTATCATTATATAAGTATTCTTAATAAAGATAAAAACCATAAAAAAAGTAATGTTGTAGGAACACTTTGTGAAAATAATGACTGGTTTGCAAGAGATAGAATGATACCAGAATGTGATGAAGATGATATATTTATAATTCATGATACAGGGGCTCATTCTCATTCAATGGGTTTTCAATATAATGGTAAATTGAGGGCACCAGAAGTATTAATAAATAATGAAAAAAAAGATTTATTAATTCGGAGAAGAGAAATATTTGATGACTATATTTCAACGATTAGCAAGCACCACGATGTTTCCTTGTAAAATTCTTAAGATATTCTTCAACGGTAATATCTTGTTTCCATCTTTCATTATATTCTTTTACGATTTCTTCAAGACTTTGTTTTCTTGGTTTGTTAACTTCCTTTAGATTTTCTTTTGTTACAACTAAATCACTAATTGGTTTATTAGAACTATTTTTCATTGAAACTTCAATGTTTTGAATCCAAGGGCGAGATTGTCTGATAAAGTTGCGGATCATGGTTTTTTACAAATAAATAAAATATTTTTCAAATTTTAAAACATACTTAAAAGAAAATAAATATTATTCATTAAAATGGTAGCAATTGGAATTGATTTAGGAACAACATATTCTTGTGTAGGATGGTGGAAAGATAATAGATGTGAAATAATTGCGAATGATCAAGGTAATCGAACAACACCTTCATATGTAGCTTTTACAGATACAGAAAGAATTATAGGTGATGGTGCTAAGAATCAATCATCGATGAATCCTGAGAATACTGTTTATGATGCTAAAAGATTAATTGGTAGGAAATTTGATGATCAAGTTGTAAAAGCAGAAATGAAACTATTTCCTTTTAAATTGGTTGATGATAATAATTCAATTAATATTAATGTAAATTATAAGGGAGAAAATAAGAATTTTAAACCAGAAGAAATTTCATCAATGGTTTTAGTTAAAATGAAAGAAATAGCAGAATCTTATATTGGTGAAAGTGTCACAGATGCGGTAATTACAGTTCCGGCATATTTTAATGATTCTCAAAGGCAATCAACTAAAGATGCTGGTAGAATCGCAGGATTAAATGTTTTAAGAATCATTAATGAACCAACTGCGGCCGCTATTGCTTATGGTTTAGAAAAGAAAGAAAAAGAACAAAATATCTTGATTTTTGATTTAGGTGGAGGGACATTTGATGTTTCATTATTGAGTATTGAAGATGGAATTTTTGAAGTGAAAGCGACAGCTGGTGATACACATTTAGGGGGTGAAGATTTTGATAATCTTTTAGTTAACCATTTTGCTATGGAATTTAAGAGAAAATTTAATGTTAATTTAATGGATAATAAGAAATCTTTTAGGAGACTTAAAACAGCATGTGAAAGAGCAAAAAGGACATTATCATCCAGTCAAACAGCATCTATTGAATTGGATTCATTATTTGAAGGTAATGATTTTTTTACAAATATTACTAGAGCGAAATTTGAGTCATTATGTATGAGTCAATTTCAAAAATGTATTGAACCAGTAATGAAAGTTTTAAAAGATGCTAAGATGAGTAAAAATAGTGTTGATGAAATTGTTTTAGTAGGAGGGAGTACAAGGATCCCAAAGATTCAATCATTAATTAGTGAATTTTTTAATGGGAAAGAATTATGTAAGAATATTAATCCTGATGAGGCGGTAGCATTTGGAGCATCTGTTCAAGCAGCAATTTTATCTGGAGGAACAGTTGAGGGAGATAAAACAAGTGATTTACTTCTTTTAGATGTAGCTCCATTATCTTTGGGTATTGAGACAGCAGGGGGAGTAATGACCAAATTAATTCCTAGAAATACAACAATTCCTACAAAGAAATCACAAACATTTTCAACATATGAAGATAATCAACCTGGAGTTAATATCCAAGTTTATGAAGGAGAAAGAACCATGACAAAAGATAATAATTTATTAGGTGATTTTCATTTAGATGGTATTCCGCCAGCGCCGAGGGGTGTTCCACAGATAGAAGTTACATTTGATCTAGATGCAAATGGTATTATGAATGTTTCTGCTTTAGAGAAGGGTACAGGAAAGAAACAAGAAATAACTATAAAGAATGATGGTAATCGTTTATCGCAAGAGGATATAGAAAAAATGGTTAAAGAAGCTGAAAAGTTTAAGGATGAAGATGATAAACTAAAAGAAAAAATAGATGCTGTAAATCAATATGAGGCACTTTTATATCAAACGAAATCAACACTTGATAAAAAAGAAGTAACAGAAAAATTATCAGAAGAAGATAAAACTATGGTAACAGATGTAATTACAGAACACGAAACATGGTTGAATGATAATCGTGAAATGACAGATAAAGAAATGATTGAACAAAAAACAAAAGAATTTCAGGAAGGTATTTCAGGTGTAATGAGTAAGTTGTATCAGGGACAAGGTATGCCAGGAGGTATGCCCAGTGAAATGCCTGGTGGTATGCCTGAAAATGTCTCACCAGAATCAGG